AGAAAGTGCTGCCCTGAGTACTGCCGGGGTGACTTGCTTTCCCGGTCTAATTCACAACTTTGCCGATACTGCAGCCTTGGTGCATCACCTAGACGTGGTCTTGAGTGTAGACACTGCTGTGGCGCACCTGGCCGGTGCCATGGGTCGTCCTACCTGGGTCATGTTGAATTGGTTTGGTCTTGACTGGCGCTGGTTGTTGAATCGTGATGATACACCGTGGTATCCCAGTGCTAGACTATTCCGTCAACCTGCCATGGCGGACTGGGCATCAGTTACAGATAAAATCCATCAATACTTGACTTGGTTTAAAGTTTAGAGTTTAGAGATTTTTACAGTTTATGCCGTGCCAGCGAGCGTAACCGTTGACTGCTACCAGTTGATCGCAGTGTGGGCACAGTTTTTTCTCACGTTTCTTACCCGTAGTTGCTTCTATTTTTTTTCTAATAGTTTCTTCACTTTGCTTACGACCTGTAGCTTTAGCAGACATTTTAGCAAGTGTTTCTTGTGAATGAGTTTTTCCCCACATGTTATTATTTTTACCTTGTTTAGCCGCAGATAGTTTAGCTCGGTGTTCTTCTGTTATAGGTGGTTTCTTCTTGCCGGTCGTTGCTTTTTTAAGTTTTTTAATCTGTTCTGGTGTTAGTTTTTTGCCTAGATTTTTTTGACGTATTTTATCTTTGGTTTCTTGTGTATGATGTTTACCGTACATTCCGTTTCCTACACCGGTAAATTGTTTGCTTTGCAATTCTGCATATTCTTGTTTGATATTTTCATATACTCTTGCAGTAATTTTTGTATTATATCTTTGTTGGCCTTGCTTTTCAGCTCGCATCATTCTAAGTGCATTCAGCATTTTATGATGTTCTTGTCCTGTAGTCATTTTAACCAACAACCAATGACATACAAAATGTTCTCTGGCGGTAAGGTTCACTAGATTATCTGCGTCATCTCCACCACCCAAACTGCGTGGTACTATGTGATGACTTTCTGTGTAGGTTTCTAAAAGACGATTTTTGGCTTGGTCTGTAATGTTTGCGTACCATTGTTTATATTTGTTCATATGTTTATTTATGTTCGTTACTTCAATAATAGCATATTTAGATACAATAGTCAACAAAAAAGCCCCTTGCGGAGCTTTTTTGATTTTTTACTACAAGTACAAAAAATCTTGTACAAAAAATATCGTTCTGGATTAAGAGAATGATAAGTTTTGGACGGCGATTTCCCCCACGTAGTCAGCAGCGTTACCAAAACTTGATGCAGTATTGGTGAGCTCCACGAATCCGTAGCGAGTCATGAAACTAACTACTGGTTCGAATGTTGATGGATCAAGAACAACACCACTACTCATCAAAGGAATGTAAGGGCAATAGAACGCAGCTGCATCAGCTTCGCTTGTACCTTTATATCCAACTAATACAGAGGCTGTATCACTTGCATAGCTGTTTACAAACACACGCATTGCGCCGTTCAATGTACCAACAAACTTGGTGTTTGTAGGAGCTTCGAAAGTGCCTTCTGTTGTGCGAGCAAATGCACTTGTTGTAGCTGACTGCAATACTGTCAATGTAGCTGGACTAACAACGGCCCAGTTACCAGCGCCACGACGTGTACGCTGAGCGATCAAGTTAGCAACACGATTGATAAGAACAGCTAAAGCAGCGTGTTCGTCACCAACGAATGTAGCAGTACCAGATACAGTAGCTTGGTTGTATGTGAACTCAGTTTGAGCCAATGAGCGCAAGCTCAATAGGATCTCTTGGTCAATTTCAGCAGTAATTTCTTGTGCCAAAGCTGCCATGATTTCTGCTTCAACGTCAATACCGTGCATGGCTTGTGCGTCTTGAGCAGCTTCAAATGTCCAACGTGCTTGCAACTTGCGAGTCTTGGCTTCAACAGCTTGCTTCAAGATTTGAACGCTGATCTGACGACCGCCGTTACCTTCAAGAGTAGCAGTTGATGCACCAGAGTAGCCTTGTGCGGCTGTCTGTGTAGTGGCAGCGTTATCAGCACCGCGAGCGCCTGCAGAGTATGCAACAGCGATCTTGAATGGTGACAATGCTTCTTCACCAGCTACAACAGAAGTACCTGCTGCGGTCTGGTCAGTCATTGTAGATGCATAACGCACACGTAGAGTGTGAATTTGACCCACAGGACCTGTCATGGGCTGAACACCAACGATTTCGTTAGCGATAACAGTTGGCATAACACGTCGAATAACTGGAAGAATCACACGGTTTAGTGTAGCGATGTTACCAGAAACGGTTGAACCTGCGGAAGCGTTTTCCTTCAAGTACTTACGTGTATTCTCGAGAATCACGTTCATTGAGTTGCGACGGTTACCTTTAAGGCCTTCCAGGAGGGCTTCCTTGGTCTCGTCCCAACGGCTTTCTAATAGTTCTTGTGACATTTAAGTCTCCTTATATTACTATTACAAACCAGCCAAACGCTTGATGTCAATCACATTGCTGCGATCATCATTTTGCATTGTAGGCATGGTTTTATCACCAGTTACTTCTCGCACATTTTCGTTGATTGCTTTACGGGCTTTCGGTGAAGTATCTGCGAGTACTGCTGGTAGATATTTTTCATAAGCGCCTTTTAGACGAGCTGTCTGTACGCTTTCTAAGAGATTCTTCATAATATCTTGCTTCTCTTTGTTAAGAGGGGCAAGTAATTCTTCCATGACGTTTGCACGTTGATTGGATTCCTTAATTACGCGAATCTCCGACTCTTTAGATTCTACTAGAGTTTTGGCTCTATGTACAATCTGGGTGGCTTCACTTAGCTGCTTGTCTTTTTGCGACAATATAGTTTTTAGCTTACGCACTTCGGCATTCTCATTGAGGTGAGTATGACTGAATTCAGCAGCGTATGCTTCAAAAATACGTCGACCAAAATTGTTCTCACGAGCAATTTTGATATCTTCATGCAGTTGATTAAGCTCTTGCTTGAGATGCAGGGCAACAGCCTTGCTCATCTTGCTAGCACTTTCTTTTACGAATCGTGCCTTGAGATTTTCAAGTTTGTTACGGGCTTCGCTTACCAAACGTACTTTAGTTTCCACTAAGTCACGCTTGTCTTGGGCGAATTCCGAAATCTCTTCTGCAAGTGCTCGTACCACAAACTTCTCTAGCTTTTCCAAGCTTTCGTTGTGAGTTTTACGATCCTTGCGTAGTTCACCAATTTCCTCAGCTAACTTAGTAACCATGAAGTCGTTAAACTTTGTGGCTGATTCTTTCATTTTGCTTTGGAACTTGACGCGGTCTTCAGCCAATGACTGCTTTTCAGCTGCCACTGCTTGAATCTCCGCAGAGAGACTTTCTGTAACCATGCGATCTAGGGCTTCCACCATAACAGTTTTGTCATGCTCATAGCGTTGCGCAAACTCTTCGCGGAGTTCTGCGCGGACTTGTTCACGAGCTTCTATTAGTTTTGATTCCCAAGCTTCATTGAGTTCTTGACTAACATCCTCGTTGATCAGGCCACTATCGAGCAATGGTTTGATTGCATCTAGCATCGATTTCTCCTAAATCTTGAGATCCTTGATGAGTCGAGAAATCTCGCCCTTCAAGTATCTCTGTACTTTGTTGTCTTTGCCAGCGTCTCGTGCTAGATCTAGCACTCGATGTCCATGACGCATATTCATCAAGCCTTCATAGATGGCTTTAGGGTATGCATTTGGTGCACTGGGTTGGGCAACCACATCCACAGTGACAATTTCAAAGTCACTGACATGTCCGTTTGCCTCGTTAACGTTTCCGCTACCGCGACTTGAAACTCCTAACTTCACACCGGATTCCAGCATAGTTTTAACCAGCTGGCCCATTGGGGTGGGAAGAATTTTTAATTTGCCGTATCCGTTAGGACCATCCATCCACATTTCTGTGATCATATGGCTCACGCGGTCTAGATTTACTTTTAGATCATCTGGGTGATCAACTTCGCCCAGTACCGAATATCCACCTGAAATCTGTTCATTAAGTGTGCCAACTGCACGCTCAATTTCGTTGACTGGGTACACACGTTCGTTGGCGTTTTTAACTCCGCCTTGAATGCAGATACCTTTCATGTAGAGATCTTTGCCTTCAACGCCTTCCACAATCATGCGGGCGGCGTCAAAGGTTAGATTTTCTCGGAGGTAAAGAGCCATTTACCCGTGTCCTTATTGAATAACAGATTTGTTATTCACACCAGCTGCTTGTCCCAAGCTAGGCTTGGTGGCTGGAGTTGGCTTTTGAGTGCTTTGAGCTGGAGTGTTACCAACTTTACCAATTGCATCTTTAGCAGTAGGAGCTGGTCGTCCTGTAGCTTCAGCGCCAGTTGTTGTTACTGGCTTAGCCATTGCACCACGTGCTCCGCTGTTGGAAGCTACTACGCTTTTATTGTTAGCACCGTGATCACCAGGTGTTGGCTTAGGCACAGCTTTTAGATCAACGTTTTCGTTAAACATGCCTTCTGTTTCAAACTCGTCGTCTTCAACTTCTTCGCCGTCCATTTCGTCAGCAAATTCGTCAGCAACTTCGTCGCCTGGTTCAGCGTCCATGGCCATGTCCATGTCTTGGCCATCTCCGTCACCCATTAGGGATTCAAATTCGGCCATTAGTTCATCTAGTTTGTCTTCAAGATCAACCACACGGTCTTCTAATTCTTCTTCGCCACCAACATCGGCGTGATGATCTTCTTCATCGCCTTCGCCT